CAAAGGCCTTATGACAATCGAGTTATATCCGTATCAGCATCAAATTTTAAATACTGTGAAAGATGAGAGATATACTATTGTTGCAACAGCGCGTCAGGCTGGTAAAACAACCGCTATCGCAGGTGTTATTTTACACTATATAATTTTTAATGCTGAAAAAACAGTAGCCCTTCTTGCTAATAAAGGAGATACCGCTAGAGAAATTCTTGGTAGAATTCAATTAGCTTATCAACACTTGCCAAAATGGCTACAGCAGGGTGTTATCGAATGGAACAAGGGTTCTTTCGTTTTAGAAAATAATTCAAGGGTTATTGCTTCTTCTACTTCTTCGGACTCAATTCGTGGTTTCTCTATTAACCTTCTATTCATCGACGAAGCGGCGTTCATTGAAAATTGGGATGAGTTCTTTACTTCAGTTTTTCCTACTATTTCGTCTGGTCAATCTACAAAGATCGTGTTGGTTTCAACACCGAATGGATTAAATCACTTCCATAAAATTTGGTTTGAAGCGGAAGAAGGCAGAAATAATTATATTCCAATTAAAGTAACTTGGCAAGATGTTCCCGGTCGAGATAAAAAGTGGATGGAAGATACTATCGCTACTATGGGCGGTGATATTGAAAAATTTAATCAAGAACACAACGTAGAGTTTCTTGGTTCTTCAGGAACACTTATAGCAGGGTGGAAGCTTAAAGAACTAATCCATAAAACTCCTGAAGTTTCACAATTCGGTTTAAATCAATATGAAAAACCCGATAAAAATAGAATTTACGTCGCTGTTGCTGACGTAGCTAGAGGAAAAGGTTTAGATTATTCGGCATTTCAAATAATTGATGTGACTGAAATGCCATATAAGCAGGTGTGTGTTTATAGAAACAATATTATCAATCCTGTAGATTATGCTGAGATGCTTCATAAAACTATCATAGCTTATAACAGAGCATTTTTGCTCGTTGAATCAAATGATATCGGTGGGCAAATATCAGATATTCTATATCATGATTTTGAATATGATAACATGCTATTTACTGAAGCAATGGGCAGAAACGGCAAAAGAATTTCTTCCGGGTTCGTAAAAAATATCGAAAAAGGAATAAGAACCACTAGAAATGTAAAATCTATAGGTTGTTCTGTCATGAAGATGTTAATTGAACAGAATCAACTTATTATTCAAGATCATGAAACTATTCAAGAACTATCTACTTTTTCGAAAAAACACAATTCTTATGAAGCAGAAAATGGAAAACATGATGATTTAGTCATGTGCTTAGTTTTATTCTCATGGTTAACAAATCAAAATTATTTTAAAGATGTTACTGACATTAATACTTTAATAAGATTAAAAGAAAAGAATGAAGAAGACATGTTTGATGATTTATTACCTTTTGGGTTCAATGATCATGAAGAAGAATCTTTTGTTGAAGAGGCGCCGGCGGGCAACAAAACTCTTTGGTTTAATGCATGAAGTGGTGAAATTTATAAATACTATTAAAGAAATAAGATTTGTTTCTTAAAAAGGAGAAAAAATATGCCATTTCAAGTAAGCCCTGGCGTAAATGTATCAGAAATCGATTTAACAACAATTGTTCCTTCAGTATCCACATCAATCGGTGCGTTCGCTGGTGTGTTTCGCTGGGGGCCAATTGGGCAGAGAATTCTTATAGATAGCGAAACCGCTCTCGTTACACGTTTTGGTAAGCCAACAAATCTAAACGCTGAAACATTTTTCACAGCCGCAAATTTCTTAGGTTACACAAATGCTCTATATGTCTCAAGAGCTGCTAATACTACTGGTTCTTCACCATCCATTACAGCAAGAGCGCAAGCAAATTCTTCAACTATTCGCTTGACAACTGGTAATACTTCAAATTTAAATACAGATTTATATGTTTTAACCTCAACATCAAATAACGTTACTGTTGCTGGTGCTGCTAAAATTCTTTCTATTGCAAATTCATCAACATTCACAATTTCTCAGTCTTCAGACGTCTCTGTTGTTTCTGGTTCAAATACTTATGTGTCTGCAATTACTATCAACACTGACGTTAATAGCAGTAATATTGTAACTCTTTCATCTGGTAACACAAGTAACCTTGCAGTGGGTTTCGTAATAACAGCATCAACAAATAATAGTGTTGTAAATTCAAGTGTTTATGCATATATTACAGCTATTACTAACTCAACTGCAATTCAAGTTTCAGATGACGTAATTGTTGCAAATGGTTCTGCTAATGTAACGTTTACACAGGCCGGTGTTGTCGACATTCAATTCATCTCAAACACCGCTTTCAATGCTTTAGCAAATACTGGCACTATTTCAAATATTGCAGATCAGATTGTAAAGAGCGATGCAGATTTTACTCTACAAGATGGTTCATTTGATTCAGACTTAGCACTCATTGCTAGATATCCAGGTGATGCTGGTAACTCTCTAAGAGTTTCAGTTTGTGGTAACTCAGCTGGTTATACATCTGAAATCAATCTAGATTCTTATGGCACAAGTACTTCTCTTGTTACTACTATTAATAGCAACACCGCAACAATTACAATTTCTGCAGCTAACTTAGCACTAGCTGAAGCTAATGTTACTTCTTTATCTTCTTTAATCAATGTAACTGACAAACTTCAAATCGGTAACACTACTGTTGGTTATCAGTATTTGAAAGTTACATCTATTTCTTCTACATCAAATTCTTCAGCAGGTGTAATTACTTTAGGATTTGAAGATAAATTGAAACTATCATCTTCATTCACCTATACAGACACTGCAGTAAATCGTTATTGGGAATTCCATAACATCGTTGATGAAGCTCCAGGTCAGTCACAATATCATGCTGAGTTTGGTAACTCTTCAGTAAATTCCGATGAATTACATATTATTATTGTTGATGAAAATGGTAAGTTCTCAGGTGTTCCAGGAACAATTCTTGAAGTTTATAAAGGTCTATCAAGAGGAACTGACGCTAAGACAATCGATGGTGGTGTAAACTACTATAAGACTGTTATTAATGAAAGTTCTCAGTATATCTGGGTTGCTAATGATCTTTCAGGTGCAACATCAAATACTGCTGAAAATCTTACCAGCTCAACACTTGACGTTCAGTCATTAACATTCAGCATGGGTAGAGATGGTGCTGATGAAGCAAATGTTCCTTTAACAGTTCTTGCTTCTGCTTATGATTTATTCCAGTCTGCTGAAGATGTTGATATTTCACTTGTTCTAACAGGTAAATCAAATGGATTCTATCTAGCAAATTATCTTGTTGATAATCTTGCTGAAACAAGAAAAGACTGTGTTGTATTCTGCTCACCAGAAAAGAACGACGTTGTTCCAAGCTATGTAAGTGGTGGTTCTTCTGTTTCTAACTTTGGTCAGCAGGCAGATAATATTATTGATTTTAGAAGTAATCTACGTTCAACATCATATTCTGTAATCGATTCTGGTTATAAGTATCAGTACGATCGGTATAATGATATATATCGCTGGATTCCTCTAAACGGTGACGTTGCTGGTCTATGTGCTAGAACAGACAATACAAATGATCCATGGTGGTCACCTGCTGGTTTCAATCGCGGTCAAATCAAGAATCTTGTTAAGCTAGCATTCAATCCGCGTAAGGCCGAAAGAGATGCACTCTATAAAGAAGGCGTTAACCCAGTAGTCACGTTCCCCGGTCAAGGAACAATCCTATTTGGTGACAAGACTATGCTTGCTAAGCCTTCAGCTTTTGATAGAATTAATGTTCGCAGATTGTTCATTGTTCTTGAAAAAGCCATCTCAACTGCTTCTAAGTTTACTCTATTTGAATTCAACGATGAGTTTACAAGATCACAGTTTAAGAATCTTGTGATTCCTTATCTAAGAGATGTTCAGGGTAGACGTGGTATCACCGACTTCTTGGTTGTTTGTGACGATTCAAACAACACTCCAGAAGTTATTGATCGCAATGAATTTGTTGGTGATATTTACATCAAGCCAGCTCGCTCCATTAACTTCATTCAGCTTAACTTCGTGGCTGTTAGAACGGGCGTACAATTCTCAGAAATCGTCGGCCAGTTTTAATAAATAGAAATAAAAAAGGAGTTTTAAAAGATGGCTTCAGGTTTCAATATCAATACCTTCAAGAGCAAAGGCCTCGTTTTTGGCGGGGCCCGGCCATCGCTCTTCGAAGTATTCTTAACAGTACCAGACTCAATTGGTGTTACGCCCGGTTCAGAAGATCGTTTAAGATTTCTATGCCGTGCAGCTCAATTGCCAGCTGCTACAATAGAGTCTATCAATGTTCCATACTTTGGTAGAAACATCAAAATCGCCGGTGATCGTACATTCGGTGACTGGACAATCCAGGTAATGAATGATGAAGACTTTAAAGTCAGAGCGATGTTTGAAAAGTGGTCAAATGCTCTAAATCGCTTTGAGTCAAATGTTCGCCAGGCAAATCTTGTTGAAGAGAATACACTCGCTGGATATAAGTGCAATATTGACGTTGTTCAGTATGGAAAGAATGGAGATGTTATCCGCACTTGTGAAATCGTCGGTGCTTTCCCAACAACTGTAGATGCTATTGGTCTAAATTGGTCAGATGCAAACGCAGTAGAAGAGTTCTCAGTTACATTTGCTTATGATTACTGGTTACCAAAAGAAGGTACTGAGCAAAATAATGAATTTGCGCGTCTCGCAAGAGATCCAGTATCAATCTAATATTTTGATGGGGGTGTTCGCACCCCCACTATTTACTATGTTTAAGGAAATATAAATGGTTCAAATTTTCGGCTGGGAATTTAAAAGAAAGCAAGAAGAAGATCAATTTGATTCGTTTGTTCCAAAAACGGAATCAAATGAAGATGGTGCTGTTGTAATTTCAGCCGGTGGTGCTTATGGCACTTATGTTGATTTAGACGGAACAGTAAGAACAGAAGCAGAGTTAATTACAAAATACAGAGAAATGTCACTTCATCCTGAAGTTGATGCTGCAGTAGAAGAAATTACTAATGAAGCAATCAATATGGATGAAGATCAAGTTGTGCGTATAATTTTAGATGACATAGAATACAGTCCAAAAATTAAAAAGAGTATATCAGAAAGTTTTGAAAAAACACTTGGGCTTTTAGACTTTAATAATAGAGCTCATGATATTTTTCGTAAGTGGTACATTGATGGAAGAACTTATTATCATGTATTAATAGATGAAAAAAACACATCAGATGGCATCAAAGAATTAAGATATATCGATCCAAGAAAACTACGTAAAATTCGAGAACAAACACGTAAAAAAGTACAGAAAAATAATATGGCTATTGATTTTTCTGTACCAAAAACAACGGCTGAATATTATGTATATAATGAAAAAGGATTTAATTATACAAATAAAGGAGCGCAGTCTGCTTCAGCAACTGCATCTAATTCAGGTTTAAAAATTGCTAAAGATGCTGTTGTTTATGCAGCGTCGGGTTTAACCGACGCTGCCGGAACTATGATTTTATCTTATTTACATAAAGCAATAAAACCATTAAATCAACTAAGAACGCTTGAAGACTCAACTGTAATTTATAGGATTTCTCGAGCACCAGAAAGAAGAATCTGGTATATCGATGTTGGTAATCTACCAAAGATGAAAGCCGAACAATATGTTCGCGAAATTATGACAAAACATAAGAATCGTCTTGTTTATGATGCTAACACAGGAGACATTAAAGACGATCGTAAATTTATGACGATGCTTGAAGATTATTGGATTCCAAGAAGAGAAGGTGGTCGTGGAACAGAAGTTAGTACACTTCCTGCTGGGCAAAATCTCGGTGAAATGGCCGATGTTGAATATTTCCAAAAGAAACTTTATAGATCTTTAAATGTTCCAACAGATCGTCTTGATGCGCAGTCTCAGTTTAATCTTGGAAGATCTTCAGAAATTACACGTGAAGAATTAAAATTTGGTAAATTTGTTGATAGACTCCGTATTCGTTTCTGTTCTTTATTCTTAACTATTCTTGAAAAAGAAGTTGTTCTTAAGAATATCATGAGTATTGAAGATTGGAATCTTATCAGGGATAAAATTAAATTTGATTTTGTTAAAGATAGTTATTTTACAGAATTAAAAAATTCTGAAATTCTTCAAGGAAGAATGCAAACACTAGCTTCTATGGAAAACTATATTGGTAAATATTATTCTAATGATTGGGTTCGTAAAAACATTCTAAAACAAGATGATGAACTAATTGAAAAAATGAATGAACAGATCATGGAAGAAATGGATAATGAAATATATAATCCTCCTATGGATCAACAGATAGGAATGGATCAGCAGCAAGCTGATCAAGGAGCTGCAGTTGCTCCCCAACAAGATGATCAGAGCGGATCCGCCGGCGGAGAAAATGATAGAAACAAATTAGTAAATGCAAAAAATGCTTATCTTAGATTGATTGATAAAAAAAATAAATCTATTCAAGATATTTCGCAATTACAATCAGCAGCTGTAACAATCGCGAAAGGAAAAGATGAAGACCTTAAGTCGATGTTACAAGTTAGACAACAAAAGTGATGGAGTTTGTTATGACAGCAGAAAATAAATATACTTTAGATGATTTAGTTAATTTTTCGTCTACGTCTAAACCTCTTGATTTCGAAAATGCTTTTGATCATATTTTGAAAGATAGGTTAGCAGATAAGATAGAATTAATTAAGAAAGACATCGCGAAAAACGTTTTTAATAAACAAGAAGAAGGAACTAATGATGGCGAAGAAGATCAAATCGCTTAGAGATATCATTGCCAATAGAGCTGGAAGAAACGTTCCTAAGGGCGAGGAAGATTTTCTTAGTAAGCATGAAGTTTCTGTAAAAGAAGATCCAGCTGGTAATAAAGATGATATCTTCAATGCTACAAACATTACACCTGAGCAAGAATCTCAGAAAGCAGATCCTGGCAAAAGACACGGTTACCGTGAAGGTGAAGATGTAAAAGCATACGAAGAAACAATCCATGAAAAAGGAATGG